ATGCAGCTAGAAAGAGATTCACAAGATTTAAAATATTTTATAGGACAAGAAAGTTTATTTGATGCAGTTATTAAATTAATCAATAAGGAGTAAATAATATGGAAAAAGATTGGACTGGAAATAAAAAGACTACATTTGCTCAATTAGGAGCAAGTAATCATAGTGATGTTGAAAGAGAATCAAATGATTTTTATGCAACTGATCCTGAAAGTCTAGAAATATTTTTAAAAGCATTAGAAAGAGATAATATAAAATTACATTATGATATTTGGGAATGTGCTTGTGGTCAAGGTCATCTGAGTGAAGTTTTAAAAAGTAAAGGCTATCATGTAGTAAGCAGTGATTTAATAAATAGAGGATATGGAGCTTATGATGTAAATTTCCTAGAAAATAAACTTGAATGGGAAGGAGATATTTTAACAAATCCACCATATAAATATGCTAAAGAGTTTGTAGAAAAGGCATTAGAAATAACTCAACCTGGAGCATATGTAGTTATGTTTTTAAAGATACAATTTCTAGAAGGTAAAGATAGGAGAAAACTATTTGATAAATATCCACCAAAGTATGTTTATGTAAATAGTGCTAGACAGACTTGTTATATTAATGGAGATATGAGTAAAAAGATGAGTTCTGCAAGTTGTTATTGTTGGTTTTTGTGGGAGAATGGTTTTAAAGGTGAACCAATTATTAGATGGATTTAAAGGAGTGATTGAAATGGAAGAAAAAATTAAAAAATTAGAATATGCAAAGAAAGCAGTTCAAAGTTGTTTAGATCATGATGGAACTTTAGTAGATTGGCATGATTTAGAATATTGGGCAGGAGTTGTTGTTAGATTAAGAAAGGAAATAAAGGAGATGTTATGATATGATAGTTATTTATGAGATACATATTAATAATAAAAATCAAGAAGATGAACTAAATCTATTTGATTGTGATAGTCTAAAAGAGGCAAAGTTCTTCTTTGAGAATAAATTAGGAGTTAAGACTAGCTTAACTAATTTAAGTAAACATATCAGAACAAGTGGAACAATAAATAAAAGATATAAAATTTATAAAATTAAATAAAGTTTTAAACTTTTTAAAAGATGAGGTGTTATAATTTATGTACGAGGTAGAATTATTAAATTTAGATACTAAGAAAACATTTACTAAATTATTTTGGAGTGAATATTTAAAGAATAACTTTGTTAGGAAATGTAAATATTCTAAAAAAGTTAAAGTCTTGAGTATAATTGATAATTCTAAGTTTTACGATTAGGAGCAAGATCATGAATAACAATTTAGATAATTTAAAATTCAGTACAAAGTCAATTATGATAACTGACAAACAAAAAGATTTTATTGAAACATTACTTGATGAATTAATGGATTTTGGAGATGATAGTTACAATAACATAGAATATTGGAAATTAAGTAAGCAAGATGCTACAAAGTTAATCAAAGAATTAAAGAGTTTAGTAGATGAATATGAAAATGATTTTTATAAATATGATTATGGAGATGATCCTAGTTGGGATGATTATTATGATTAAGGAGTGATAATATGAAAAAATTAAAGTTAAAAATTTATGAGATTGAATATGCAAGTTCAGCATTTAAAGAAAATAAGCAATTTGGAATTATGTATTCTACTACAAAATTAAATGATAAAGATGAAGTTATAGTTGAATCTTTAAATAATGGTATTTTTATAGCTAGAGTTAATAGAGATGTTACTAAAGAATATATTTGTGAATATGGTATTGAAACTGATGAAGATATTATGAAGGAAATACCAAGAAAATTTTATAAAAAAGTATCACTTGGTGATTTTTATAAGAATATAGATAATAAAAATAGGAAAGAAGAACTTAAAAAAGAAATGGAAAATAAATTTGCAGAATTAGATAAAGAATTAAAATTTAAATTTTATGCAGAACAAAACGAAGATTTTAAGAAATTGTATGATGAATATTTAAACCTATAAATAAGGAGTGATAAACATGTTGAAAGGAGTTAAATTAAGGGATTATCAAGAACAAATCTTAAAAGAACTTGGTAATGTTCCTAGTATTGGTTTGTTTATGAAAACTGGTTCTGGAAAAACTTTTACAAGTCTAGAAAGATTTAATAGAAATCCTACAAGGAACCTTTTAGTTATATGTCCTCAAAAAATAGTTACACAATGGTTTGATGAAATAGAGAATCATACTGATTTAAAAGTATGTAGATATAATATGGGTTGGAGTGCTAAGAAAAAAGAAAGTGAAATACAAAAGTATTTAGGTAATAGACCTTATGCTAATAAATGTATTGTAGTAAACTTTGATATAGTTTGTAAGATTGATTGGAGTTTTGGAATTGATGAGAATTGGACTATTATTGTAGATGAAAGTCATAAGATTAAAAATATGGGTACATCTAGGAGTCCAGTTAAAGTTACACAAAAAGTATTAGAACTTGGTAAACTTACACCATATAAGATTATTCTTACAGCTACACCAACTGAAAAAGAATATGGTGGATATATTGATCTCTATAGTCAACTTACTTTTCTAGGATATCTAGATATGAGTTATACATTATTTCAAAATAGGTATTGTAGAATAGAAAAAATGCAATTACCTGGAATGCCATTTCCAATTAATAAAATAACTGGTTATAGAATGAATCTGATTGATGAAGAAATTAAACCTTTAATAAAATTATGTTGTAGATACTATGCTCCAAAGTATGGAGATTATGAACCTCAATTATTAAAGATTACAATTCCTAAAGCAAAGAATTATGCAAAGATGTTAGAAGATAGAACTTATCAAGATATAACATTTGATAATGTAAGTGCTTTTAGAATAGGTAAAAAGACTTTAATAAGTGGATGTGTTACTGGTACTGATGAGTATGGTAATAAATATAAATATGGAGACAATACAAATAAAGCTGATTGGTTAGAGGAGTTCCTATCAAATACTGATGATGTTGTAAGTGTGTTGTATAATTACAATGTTGAAAAAGATATTATCATTAGTGTATGTGAAAAACTTAAAAAGAAATACATAGTCATTAATGGAGATATTAAAGATAAACCTGCTGAACTTAAAAAAGAATTTGATGTATTGATAGGACAATATGAAGCATTTGGTGAAAGTTTGGATGGACTTCAATATAAATGTCATCTGATGGTGTTTTATTCAATGCCAGATAGTTCAAGAGCTTATAGACAATCTCTTGGAAGAATTGATAGAATAGGTCAAACTGAAATGCCTATTTATTATCATCTAGTAATGGAAAGAACTATTGATGATAAAATATATGAAATGGTTCAAAACAAAGTAGAATTTAGTGAAAAAGATTTAAATGAATTAACTATTTAAGGAGATGAAATTATGGATTCAGAAGAAAAATTTGAAATGATATTATATGGACTTACTATTATTATATGTATATTTATATTAATTATGATTGTTGTCGGAATAGATTTTTATAATGATTATCAATGCAGCACAACAACTGATTGGGAATACTGGGAATCACATAATTGTATAAGATATTGTAAGGAGTGTAAAAATGAAAAAGATAATAGATGAGTTTAAATGGAGAAAAAAATATAATAAGTTATGTATTCGTTATGAGACACTAGCTAATGAAAAGATTGATAAATTAGAAAAAGATAATAATTATTTACAAAGAATAATTGATTATAGAGATGAAATTGATAGATTAAAAGAAGAAGTAATGCAATATAGAAGAAAATATGGAAGGCTTAAAGGTGGTGATAAAAATGATAAAAATAAAGATAAAGGACAAAAATGATTATGTAGGTATTAAACAAAATTATAAAGACTACACAACTCTAGAAGGTATAATTTTATTAGATATGGCTATAGATATTTTAAGAAATGATTTTGAATTATCTGATAATGAAATATGGGAGCTACTAAAAGATTATAGAGCAAATATGAAAAAGGTGGATTAATGATTGATACAACTGATTTAAGTAGTTATTATCCTGGATATGATGACTATTGTGAACCTAAAGAAGAAATAAATCCAGATGATGATCCAAGAATTGATGAAATTGTTGATGAGCAAATATTAAGAAGATTAGAAGAAAAGGAGAGTGAGTAAAATGGCTTACATTAAAAGAGAAAAATATACTGTTGTTAGTGATAATGACTTAAAAAAAGAATTACTAGAAGTATTACTAGCAAAAGGTATTCCATCAGTTAAAGCTAGACAATTAGTGTACTATCCAGTACCTATGAGTTTAATTAGATGGTCAAAATGGTTAGATCCAAGTGAATGTGAAATGTATCTAGAACCATATAATGAAGATTCAGAAGATATGGGATTTTAAAATTAGAAAAGGAGAAATGAAATTATGGCAAATACAAAGAAAAGTTGGAAAGAAGTTTTTATAGAAAACTATCTAGGTAAATCAGACCTAGCAAAAGAAGTTGAACCTTTTTTAAAGGACAACTATAAAGGAAATGCTTATATTCCATGGGCAACAATGGAAAGATTAACTTATATGTGTGATGAAGATGCAACTTTTGAAAACATTAAAAATGAGAATGGTGGACTTGTACATACTGATGTTGTAGAAATGCACCAACAAAATATTCAAAATGGAACTGTTATTAGTGATACTACTTCACAAATGTTCTCTCATATGGTTAAAGTTAGATTAATCTTTATGGGAAAAGAATTTATTGAAGAATATCCTATTCAAGATCAAGATTATTCAGCAGCTAAAGTATTTAATCAAAATCTAGTAAATAGAGCTTTACAAAGAGCTAAAGCTAAAGTTGCTTCTAGAGCTACTGGAATTGGATTCAAGCTATATGAAGGTAAAGATCTACAATTTGATGAAGTTCCTCAAGAAACTAAACCTCAATTACCAGTTGAAAATACTCAAAATGAGCAATTAGATGTGAAAAAATCACCTAAAACTGCAAAAAATGATACTAAAATAGAAAAAACTGTAGAAAAGGTAGAAGAAAAACCAGTAGAAACACAACCTGCTGTGGATAAACCTGTGGATAAAGTTGAAGAATCTAAACCTCAACCAGTTGAATCAAAAAATGATCCAGTATCAGAAGCTGTACACTTGATTAAAAACACAGATATTGATAAAATGAATTTAGCATTACAGAGAGTAAATGTTGCATTAATGAAAAAACATAAAATTGCTTTATCAACAGAAGATAGTGAGGATGAACTAAGAACAATCTTATCTAATAAGACAATCTTTAGTAATCCAGAACAGTTCTTAAAGACATTAAAAACATTACTTGGTATGTAATAAAGAAAGGATGAGATGATGAAACACTATAAAAAATTTTATGAAATCGGCAATAATAGATATTACACTATTGTTGCTGATGATGAAATGTTTATAGCTAGTGAAAGTTTCTTAAAATTAGGTAAAAAGAGATTATTTAGAAAAGAAAAGGAACTGAACACAGGATTTAAACTTTTAAAGTTTTCATCTCCTATTGCTCAATTATTTAATGCTCTAGATAATCTAGAACCTAGTAAAAAGCAAAGATATGATACTGATGAACTAGTTATATACAATCATATTGATAACAAAAAACTAAAAGAAGATATTAAAAATGCATATCTACAAGTTTATAATGATGAAATTGCAAATGTTAATCAACAAATGACTGATTTCATTACACAAGGAAAAGGAGAACTT